CTTTCTCAGTTAATGCTTGATAATTCAGTTGCTTTTGCTGTGAGGCAAGACCTTGTACCCATGCTGGATCTTTTACTTTATCGAGTGCTAAGAAAAAGTTTTCCTGCATAGCAATTGGGTCATTTAATTGGTCGGATGAAACTGATGCAATAAAGTCATAGTCTCCAACAATTGCCGGTTGTATGTCTTCAGGATAAAGATTCAGGAATGCAAACGTTTTGTCTTGACTTATCTCAAGCTTGGCTTTTGTTTCCATATCTCCTGGTAATATGGGCGTCCCGTTCATGTCAGTTCTAGCTAGTTCAGTGTTATCCATCATATTCTTAACGTCTTCACTTCCAAGTATCCTTAGCTTTTGTGCTTCGGTTGTAAATTGAATGCGTAGATCTTTCCACTGATTGGCAATTCTTTGAATGACCATATGATTGAATAACTGGATCTTCAATTTAAATTGTGCATTTGCTTCTTGCTGAATGAGTCTAGTTCCAGTTGCTGTTTCATTTGCGGTATTCACATTCGTATTAATCCCTGTTGTGTAGTCAGTTATTCCAGTTCCGTTTTGAAGAGCTGCTGTCAGATAGTTCATGGTGTTAACGAAAGTTTGACCCGTAACATCTGGTATTTGAATTGGTTCAACTGATGTCATGTCTCCTGTTGTAATAATGTTTCCTGGTGCACTGAAGAGCGTGTGCATATCAACATCAGAATTCTTCTTCACCTTCCACATTGTGTTTAAAGTAAGCTGAACGTTATCCAGTCTTTGATTAAGAACTGCGTTTATTGCTCTTTGAATTCTGTCTACCGGCTCAATCTCACCCATTCCATAAAGTTCCCCTGGATATGGATAATCAACGCCATAGAATATTGGTAAGTCTCCATGAAAGTATGGTTCCTCAACTTCTCGGATAATAAGATTTCCAAGTTCTGGAACCATATAGCACCAGCCTTCTCTAGTAAACCTGACAAGAACTGCTTTCTCACGATTCGTTTTGTCTTCTCCTACTAGTTCTTGCGTTGAGAGCATTACCCTTCTGTGTTCACGAAACTGCATATCCTGTTTTCTTCCCCCTGGCTTTTGATCGTCTATCCTTTCTTTCTCGTCGTCTTCCCATTTATCGAGGTTCTTCCAGTATTCCATCCCCCTTGCGTCATTCTCGGCTTTCAGTTCATCGAGAGTTTTGAACATCCTGTAGATGAACCACCTCATATTGTGAATGTTTGTTGAATTAGGATCTGGGAAACAATCGTAAATGTTTAATATCTCTGAATTTGGTCCGTCAAACTCAGTTACCTTAATTCGTCTGGTGTTGTCAGGTGACCATACCATTCTTCCGTTCATAGTCTTCGGCTCCATTCTTACTCTGTCTTTCTCTCTGAAGTCCCAATAGTTCCTGCCAAATACAGTACCAAATATTAGAAGTGATTTAATCCCCATCACCATCTTTACAAACATATCAGCTCTTCTCCAGTCATACTTCATGAGAGCGTTTAGTATTGCCGTTGTTTGTACGTCTCCACCTTCTTGAGGATAGAAACTTCCTGTTGGTTCATTAGCGGCCATTCTGGGAGCAATCGTTTCTATGACTCTGAATATGCGAGGATCAAATACTCTGGCTGAATGTGGGTAAAGATTAGCATCGAGATAAGTTCTATATAGCTCTTCTTGTTCATTCATTCTTTGATGAATTGGATCAAGATAACGTTTGGAGAGTAAGAATTGATCTGCTATCTCTTCAGCGAGCTTTTCCTCTTCTCTATTTGTGTTGTGCTTCTTGTAGGGCATAAAAAAAAGAGACCCTTAGGTCTCCTGCTTGTTTAACAAGTACGGATTTCCTAATAATTACACTTTTTAAAGCTCGGGTCAAGTAACTTTCGTTTTTATCCACGTCTTATTCTGGAAAAACATTACTTTTTCCACCTCACCCGCTCTAACAACAAGCTTCATATCAATCTCACCAAACTGAGTGTCTTTAACCATCGCATCAATTGCAACCATATAAGGAGAGATATTTGTAAACACATACTTCATAGTTTCCTCCATCTGTTCAGTGGATAAAGTTGCTCCTGCATTCATGAGGTCAATCATTTCTTTTAAGGACAGATGGTTGTTCATATTCCTATCACTGGGTCGTGTGGCTGATACATCTTAGGTATATACATGGGTGTTGGCTTCTTATATGAGACTGCAAAATATCTTAGTGCTGACATAAGGTCAAAATGTCCACCCGTCGGATCTCCGCTTTCGTCTAACACAGGTAATACTTCTCCTGTTGCTGTCTCTCTCCACTTAAGGTTCTCAATCTGTCTGACAAAAGCTTCGTTTTCTGGTCGCTTAAGAACAAATAGTCGTGGAGCGTTTCTGATAGTAACTCCACTTGGAAGAATAATCGTGTGTCCTGGTGTGGGTTTAAGCCTTTCATTGATCTTCTCAACTCCAAACTCAACCCATCCTTTAGCGTTCTGACCAATTTCTTTACTTGCTGGTTGTATGTGAAGATTGTATTTATCAAATTCAATAAACCATTGAGCACCAGAAGGATCACCCCATGCAGGGATAAAACCAAATCCAAAGTCCTGAGCTTTAACCGCTTCTGCGTGTCCTTGAATATCTCTGCGATTATCAAGATAGCATGTTTCAATAAACCAGTTATCGTCGTTGTCAATTGCGATTCTTGGCGACCCTGTAAAGTGTGCTGTACCGTAATCAAATCCTCTTCCTCTTTGCCACTCTGATGGTACATCAAAAGTATCAATGTAATTAACTTCTCGGTTCCATTGCTTATGTGCAAGTCCCGTAAACTTCCTGAAGTCCGCAAGATACTCTTGAGCAAATGTGTCTTCTGTAAGTTCTTTTTTAGCATCGTCTATTTCTTCTCTTGGTATGTAGGGGTTGTCATAACTTGTAAATCTCCACGATTTATAGATTCCATCATTTTGTCCCATTCCATAGAGGTCATAGAAGTGGTTGTAACCCTTTGGAGTACTAATGAACATAGCTGGGCTTGCGTAGTCTGTGAGAGTTGGCCGGAGAACTTCAGACCACAACCATTCCCAGTTTCTGATTGCTGCGATTTCATCAATAACAAGGCCCCTAAGCTTAACACCACGAAGAGCATCAGGATTTTCAGCACCTTTGAGTGCAATCCTTGATCCGTTTGTAAGTTCGATTGAGAGTTCTGTTTCATTTCTATTTTGAATTAACTTTCTTGGAATGTATTCCTGTATTCCCCTCCAGTGAATTTCCTTTGCCTGTCTGTAAGTTGGTGCAACAATCCAGTAAAGACCCTTTTCCTTACTTGCCCAATTTATAACTGTTAGTTGTGAAAGAACTGATTTACCTGAACGTCTCCCTGCACAAACTATTCTAAATCTATGAGTGTCGTCCCATACTTCACTCTGCCATTTGTTTAACCTGACTTCCATCTTTGATTATTACTAATGCTTCACCATCCTTACCCGTTAATTCTTGTCTTGTCGTCTCAACCATTCCATGATTTGCTTTTAGGAATAATGCTACGATATTTGCATTGATTTCTTTACCCCCGAATATACCTATTTCCGTTAAGTATTCTTTCTGTTTATGCTTTATTAACTCTAAGGCGTCCGAAAACTCTGAATATTTTTTAGCCCACCTGTAAGCTGTATCTTTAAAAATACCGATTTTAAGGCATAATCCTTCAACTGTAGGTATCTTCATATTTATAGGAATTGCTTCATCAAGATACTCTTGTATCTTTGCTTGGAGTTCTGGAGTGTATTTAGTTGGTCTCCCCGTTGTCACGTCAAACTATATTAGCATTTTTCTTGGGTAAAATATAGTTTATGGACTCAATCCTTTCAGCTCTCTTTATAGTTGCTGCGAATACACTTATTACCTACTTTCTTCTAAGGCGACAAGAACAACGTCTTCAGTATGAAGTGTTCGAGCAGCAGCAGAAATTTTCCGCAATGCACCCAAAGAGAGTTGAGGTATTACAGACCTTATACGAGAAATATAACAACTTCGTAGATACCTTTTACGAATGGAGCCAGGGTATCGAAGCTGATATCAAAGCTGGGAAGAAGGTAGATATCGCTCACTTCTCGGTAGACGAGCCCGAGGAGGTAGATAAAAAGTTGAGTGACTTTTGGCACTATCTCACGGATAATCGTTTATTTCTTTTTTATGACCACTATCCTGCAGAAGGTTCAAAACCTAGGGAAGTTTATAAAGAAATTAAATAGTTTATTTTATTTAATTATCTTGCGAGTTAAATAATTATTTGAGCTTTATTGACAACAATTAATATTTCACTGATAATCAGAGTAGGTCAGTTGTCTGAATAAGACTGATTCCACCTCTTGATAATGTGGTTAACTCTGAAAAGAGGCTGACTCCAAAAGAGCCTCAATTTTTGAGGTT